AAAAAAAATTGATAGGATACTCAGCCAAGTATCATCTATGGAAGCTAAAATGGCTAAATTTAGAGCTATACCAGCAACTCTTAAACCGCCAATCAGTGGATTAAAAGCAGCTCTCAATTTAATACTCCTACTACCTATACCTCAAGCAGTACCCCCTGGAATAGGTCTACCTATTAACATTACAACCAAGTACGCTGATATATTACATCTCATTAAAGAGCTTATAAAACAAACAGAAACAACAATTACAACTATAACTTTAGTAGTAAAAATGCCATCTCTAAACCTAAAAACCCTACAAGGTATATTAGATAAGGCAGATAGTGCGTTACGTGCTTGTGAGATAGAGAGAGCACTTAAGAACCAATTAGAAGCAGGAACACTTACTGAAGAAGAGTTAGAAAACATAGGACTAAATTTATCTTCATTTTCCTCTCTAGGTCCTAAGTTATTAGCTGATGTAGATAGGTACGGTACATCTGACGGTAAAAGAAGTAAATTACGAGGTAAATGGACTGCAGGTCAGATGTACTACGAAGATGACAAAGTTTCACATAGAAAAATTAGATACATCTGCGTTAAAGATCACAAATCTACATTAAACAACCAACCCCCATCATCTTTTTGGGTAACATTGAGCGATTCATCAAGCATTGGTGATAGAACCCTATTAGGTAGGTTAGAAAACCTTGATAGCAGTAATATATCACAAGCAGCTAAAGATGATTTAAAAAAACTACTTGATACCTTTAAAGCAGTCCCTTCTGCTGACCAGAAAAAAGATAGCAATTTCTTTCATACTGGACCAAACGGACAACTTTTAACTATATCAATTATAACAGACCCCTCTTCTCCATCAATAGCACCGAGAAGATATGCCGAAGCTAAAAATGCTAACGGAGGAATCGTAATGACAGGCCCAAAATCCTTTAGTTCCGATGCAAAAGTACTAATAGATGAAATTAAATTCAGAATAGACAATCAACTTTCTTAACTAAACTATTTATATATATGAAACTCGACCAACTACGTAAGATTATACGAGAAGAAGTAAGAGCAGCAGTGAAGGAGGAGTTACAAGAAGTAATGAATGAAGCTGTAAAAATAGCTTCTACTCCAACAAGCACAATGGCTGAAGCCCCTAAACCGAAGGATAGTAACCTTAAATGGTCTACACCTCCTAAAACCGGTAAGAAGTCTCTAGATGAAATGTTAGCACATACAAAAGCTAATATGAATAACGAAGAATACAGGAGTATAGGTAATTACGATTCACCTAAAGCACCTAACTTCGCATCAGGAATGGCAAATAAAATGGGACTAGCAAGCCCACAAGTCGGAGTAAGCTTTGCAGATATACCAGGATTTGATCCAGCAAAAGCAAAAGCAGTACTAGACGCATCAATGAAAATAAAAAGTAGATCACCAGAACAAATATAAATGGCAATCAATACAGTTAAAATAGATCCCCTAGATTTACAACCAAGAAAGGCGGTAGGTGTTAAGCTTCCTTTCTCTGGTACAGCTGTATTCAACTCAACCTACCAGACAAGAGATGCCATAAAAACAAATTTAATCAACTACTTCCTTACATCTAAAGGAGAAAGATATCTCAATGTAGGATTTGGTAATGGATTACAAGCTCTTCTTTTTGACCAACTAACTGAAGATAAAGTACAAGAAATAGATCAAAAAATAAGACAGGATTTAGCAATATATTTTCCAAGAGTCAACGCAAGTAAAATAGAAACAATAGGGTTGCCAAATACCAACACTGTACAATTCAGTATGAAATACCAAGTAGAAGATACTAATATAGAGGACGAAGTAATCCTAAATTTTGAACAATAATGGCTGAAGAAAGAGACATAAAATATATCGGAAGAGAATTCGGCGACTTTAAAGAAGAGTTAGTTGAATTAGCTAAAAACTACTTCCCCGACACTTACAACGATTTTTCTGATACTGCTCCTGGTACTATGTTTATCGAGATGGCAGCCTATGTAGGAGATGTTCTTTCTTTTTATCAAGACACTCAGCTACAGGAAACCTTTCTACAGCACGCTCAAAACCCTCAAAACCTCTACACATTAGCCTATATGATGGGTTATAGACCTAGGGTGACATCTTCAGCAGAAGTCGAGCTAGTTGTTACTCAACAAGTAGCTGCTCTTAACGGAACACCTAACTGGAACCAAGCTCTGAAAGTAAACGAAAACTCTATAGTTAAAGCCTCTACGACAGGTAACACTAGTTTCCTTACTAATCAGGCAGTAGACTTTAAATACTCTAGCTCATACGATCCTACAGACGTTACAATTGTATCAACTGCTAATGGAGTACCTACAGTATTTGAACTATCCAAAACTATTACAGCTTATTCCGGAGAGATTAACACAGTAAGTGAGACATTTGAAACAGCTGAGAAATATAAAACTATTGAAGTAGAAGACGATAATATAATAAGTGTACTTTCTATAACTGATAGCGACGGAAAAGATTGGACTGAAGTTCCTTTTTTAGGACAAGATACGGTATTTGTAGAAGAGATAAACAATAGAGCAGATAATAACCAGGTACCTTCTATACTCAAACTAAAAACAGTACCACGTAGATACGTAACTAGATTTACATCAAAAGGAGTACTTCAGATACAATTCGGAGCCGGTGTATCTTTAGCAGAAGATAAAGAATTTCTACCAGACCCAACATCAATACAGAAGTATACTACACAGAATATAGTTGATAGAATAGATGTTGCCTACGACCCCTCTAACTTTATGTTCTCTAGAACTTACGGTTTAGCCCCATCTAACACAACCTTAACTATCAAGTATGTAACAGGAGGTGGAATAGCAGCAAATGCACCAGCAAATAGTATAACTGAAAAGAGCGCTATCGTAGCAACAGCAACTGATTCTACATACCTAGATACTTTAACCTTTAATAACCTTAAAGCAGCATCAGGAGGAAAAGATGGAGATACAGTAGAAGAGTTGAGACAGAATTCACTAAGATCCTTCTCAGAACAAAAACGAGCTGTAACCCTACAGGATTATACAGTAAGAGCACTCTCACTACCTCCTCAATTTGGAAGTATCGCAAAAGCATATGTGACTAAAGAAAATCTAGCAAATGCAACTAGCATGACAGATGTTAATCCTTTAGCTCTATCTCTATATACTTTAGCATATGATAACGAAGGTAAGTTAATACCTGCTAGTAGAGCACTAAAATCTAATTTAAAATTATATTTATCACAGTACATGCTTTTGACAGATGCAGTGGATATAAAAGATGCATTTATAGTTAATATAGGAGTTCAATTTGAGATACTAACTCTACCTAATTATGCTTCAAGAGATATATTACTTAACTGTACAAATGCTGTTAAAGTATATTTTGATACTAAAAACTGGAATATAAACCAACCTATTAACCTATCTAATCTATTTACTATATTAGATCAAATTAAAGGAGTACAAACAGTTAAGAAGATAAGAGTCACTAATAAAAATGGTGGTAACTATTCACTATATGGATACGATACAGAAGGAGCTACACAAGACAACGTAGTATACCCATCTTACGATCCATGTATATTTGAAATTAAATACCCAGATGTTGATATCGAGGGTAGAGTAACAACACTATAAGATGGCAGTATATAGAATATATCCAGAAAAAGACGCGACTATATGGTCGGAACCTACACTTGCAGGACTATACGGAAATGCAGGTTTAGATCAAATCCTAGAAATAGGAGGTTACCCTGATATTAATGGTGTCGGAAGATCTAAAAGGAGTTTGATTCAATTCAATTCTACTGAAATAAACAGTACCCTCAACCAGAGAGTAACAGGGAACTATAGCGCTAGCCTAAACCTATATTTAGCAAACGCCAGTGAGATACCAGAAGAATATAGTGTACATGTAAATCCAGTTTCTAGTTCTTGGTTTAATGGAACAGGTAGACTTAACGATAAACCTGTGAATAGAACCGGTGTATCTTGGGAGTTCAAAGACACTACAGTAACACAGTGGACAGCTTTAGGTGGTGATTATTTAGTCTCACCAACAAGCTCTCAACTACATACTTTAAAAACTAATCATGATCTAAATATAGATGTAACGAGTATAATAAATGGAGTATACAGTGGAAGTATTGCCAATAATGGAATGCTACTTAAAATTCAAGACTCATATGAAAATTATACTTCCCAGTCTATAAACTTAAAATACTTCAGTAGTAATACATCTACTATATTTAAACCATATTTAGAATTTAAATGGGATGACTCTACATTTGTTACTGGATCATTAGCAACACTTAGTACAGATAATGCTACTATAACTATTAAAAACGGAAAAGAAAGCTACAGCAACACTTCTAGTGTTAGATTTAGAATATCTTCTAGACCTAAACACCCTGTACGCTCTTTCTCAACTTCTTCTATATACCTAACAGAGTATGCTCTTCCAAGTACTTCTCAATGGGCTATAAAAGATGAGTTTAGTGAAGAGATGATAATTAACTTTGACGAACAATATACTAAAATAAGCACCGACGGCGTAAGTAGTTATTTTGATTTAGAAATGAATATGCTACAGCCAGATAGGTACTATAGGTTGCTAGTAAAAACTACTATAGATAATAGTACTTTTATCATAGATCAAAATAATACATTTAAAGTCGTAAAAAATGTCTAAAGATATCCAAATTAAAAAGACTGTATTTACTAAAGGTAATTTTGAAAAAGTAATTGACAGACAATTCAGAACTTTCGCTCAAGAACCTGAGGTAGTAGCTGAAAGAACTGTAGCTGAATTTTTTCAAGATTACGAAGATTTATATTATGAAATAGAACCAGAAGGAGAAATAGAATCACATCAATACCTTATTAAAAGAAGTCTTGAAATAGTTGACTACGATAAAGACACAGAAGACATACAGCCCTTATTAGATGAAATCTCTCAATTAAGAGCACAGATTTTAGATTACCAAGAGCAATTAATCCAAGCAAACACCCCTAGCTAGTGGCAGAGTTTAAATATAACATAGAGCAGCTAGAATTAGAAAGTCTTAATCGGCCCTCTAAGATTACTAAGGAGGAGCAAAACCTTATTGGTACTTTTGAGATAAATAATTTATTCACCCCTCAAGACAGTAATGTTGAGTTGAGCGTGTACGGCTTAGATAATACTCTATTAGAATATATACCTAGATTTCTTGAATACACTCTATCTCTAAATGCACAAAGTGCAGGTAAATCAGGAGCATCTATACTCACACTAAACCCAGAAGGTGATATAAAGTCACTCGGTTACGATACTGGAGATGTAAGACTGCTTTATAGGTTCACTAATAACTTATTTTCTGAAGCTCAAATTGGAGGTACACTATTTATCGATTCTATCTCACCAGATGGTACAGAAATAAGAGCACTATCTACAGTATTAACTGATGAACAAATAGTAAAGTACACTAAAGAAGTAAAGGAACAATTAAGTAACCCTAACCACTTCTCAGAGTTTCAATTAAACTTTGGTGAAGGAAAATTAGTTACAGGGCTTAATATAGATACAGAAGAGACTCCTAACGGAATAGCAGTCGTATTTAAACTTTACGAAGCAGTATCACTAGCAGCTCAAGAAAAGTTTACGGTAGAAGAAAGTATCTCTGACGATATACTCTATGAAATCTCTGCTACAGTAACAGAAGATGATCTCAAAGTACCTAGATTAAAGGGTCCAAACTTTGGAGTTGAATTCGCAAATGATAATAATCAACCAACAGAGTTTTTAAATTATAACGAACTATTCAGTTACCCAGTCTCTAATTCTTACTTTGAATTATATTCTCTCTTTAGTGAAAAAAGCGCTCAAATAGCTATTGATCATAAGAAACTTGAAAACTTTATACATTATTCATCAGCAGAAGAAAGAGTAAGAAACTTTCATTATAAATTACAATTAATAGAGTCTTATGAAACTTCTATTGGTTCATTAAATACTGCAGCAGCTACTCCTTCTGGAAGCCTAAACAAATATTTAACTTCTAATACAGGAAGTGTAATTCATTATGAAAACTTAATAAAAGGTATAGTAGATAATTTTGATCACTATGATCGATACTTATATTTCGAAAGTAGTTCAACAGCATGGCCTAAATCTACTACAAAGAAGCCACATATAAATTTAGCATCTACTCATCCCACATCAACAGATTGGTTTGAAACAAATGTTGAAAGAGGTAACTTATATGATGTATCTAACTTCGATATTTTAACAAATACGATACCTACTTACATAAGAGAGGATTCTAACAACGAACAGTACCTAATGTTTACTCACATGATTGCTCATCACTTTGACAATCTCTGGGTTTATTTTAGAGCAGTATCAGATAAGTACGATACAGACCATAGATTAAACTTTGGTGTAAGTAAAGACTTAGTAAGAGATGCAATTGAATCCTTTGGTACTAAGCTATACAACAGCAATCAGAATATAGATAACCTGTTTGCTATGTTCATAGGAGAGAACCCCTCTACGGATGGGGAGAGAATAGTCTCTACCTCTATTGCAACCTCCGCTTCACTTAATAGTGGGAGTACAGCTTTAGAGTATATGCAACCTGTTGCAAAAAATAATTACGAAAAAGAAGTATACAAAAGGATATACCATAACTTATCTTTAATTAATAAAACTAAAGGTACAGAAAGAGGACTACGGGCCCTTATAAACTGCTTCGGTATTCCAAGAGAGATACTTAGTATAAAAACTTTTGGAGGAAGTCAAATAGATCAAGATAGATTCTATGGACCTGAATTTTCCTCTACAAGCAGTATGTACCCAACAGGCTCAGAAATATTCCTAAGTGCTTCTCATAAACTAAGAAACGATAATACAGGAAGCATCGTTACAGGAAGTACTCTTTCTAGATATACTTCTATAATTAAGCCAGAGAAAAAATATACAGATGATTTACCTCATATAGAAGTAGGTTTTAATATATCAAGAGGTACAGATGAGTTTATTGACTTAAAAGTATCTAGTAGTTTTAACATGGACGACTACATAGGGGACCCTAGAGAGAGATACTCAGAAG